GACGATACTAGAAAGAAACGTCTAACACGTTCACACCTTAATGATTTGAGAAAAATTAGAGCATATAGAGAATACAAGAATGACCATAAAAAAGTGCAATTAAAAACACAATATGGTGGTTCTTCTAAAGGTTCTGAAACTCCTGCTGACTTATAAAAACGTCAAATTTCTTACACATATAGTGCTATAAGTACGTATTTAAAGAACATAAGTAATATTCTAAATAACTTATGATCCAGAATGGCTTAAAAAGTAGCCATTTTTTCACATTTCCGTCATAAACCCCAAATACCTCTATAAATACATGTGAAACAAATAGAAGTGTTTCTACAACCTTGCCACAGTTCATGTTTTGTGGCTGTATATAGATAAGGAGACGTATTATGTCAAGAAGTACACTAGAAAACGTACTAGAACTTCTTATCAACGAGGAGCGTGAAGCCGCAGAAGCCATGTTACATGACTTCATAGTAGCCGAAGCTCGTAGAATCCATGAAGAACTTCTAAACGAAAGTGACGAAGTTGTAGAAGAAGACCTTGAAGATATAGACGAGTCTGAGGATGAAACCGTTGAGGAAGCATCGAAAGACGCAGAACCTGAATCAGTAGAATCAAATGATGAAATTGAATCAGACAAAGCAGAAATCGAAAACGAAGAATTCTATGACGAAGACGAAAAATCAGAAGATGAAGCAATGGACGACCTAGAAATGGACGATGCTGAATCTAAAGAAGGTGATATCGAGGATCGTGTAGACGACCTAGAATCGAATCTTGCTGATTTGGAAGCAGAATTCGAAAAAATTATGTCAGGCGAAAAAGATGACATGGAAGATGAAGCCGATGAAGAAGAGGCTGAAATGGACATGGAAGCTGAGGCAGTTGAAGAACCAACAATCGAAGAAACATCAGAAGTAGAAGAATCATCAGAGGAAGCTACAGAAGATAAAGTAGAAGAAGGTTCAGAAGACGAATTAGAACTTGACCTAGAAGAATCAGATGAAGATTCAGACGATGCGGAAGAAAAATTGGAAGAATATAAAACTCCAATGACTGCAAAAGCAGGCGATAATGGCGACAATGCTAAATCACCAGTTAATGCAAATCCAAAACGTCCTGGAGACGATTCAAGTGCGGCGCCAGTAAAAACCCACGATGGTAACACTGCGGGCGGAAAAGGCGATGCACCAAAAGATATGGCTACAAAAAATGTAAACGTATCTGGAAACAGTAAAGCACCAGCAATGAAGCCGGCATCGGCATCAGCAGGTGATGATGGGGCTAACACTAAGTCAGTTTCATCGTAAGAAATACTTTTGGAGATAACCAATGACCGTTCTTATAGAAAGACTATCACATAATCAAGCGAAAGTTAAATCTCGTATTGTTGAAGGTGATGATGGTGCTAAGAACATGTTTATGGAAGGCATTTTCGTTCAAGGTAACGTAAAAAATGCTAACCAACGTGTTTATCCGGTTAACGAAATTGCTAACGCAGTGGAGTCAGTACAAAAGAAAATTGACGAAGGTTTTCCTGTACTAGGCGAATGTGACCACCCACCAGAATTAACTGTCAACGTTGACAGAGTTTCGCATATTATTGAATCTATGTGGATGGATGGACCGAACGGGTACGGTAAACTTAAAATTGTTCCTACACCAATGGGAAACATTATCAGAACATTAATCGAGTCAGGCGCTACACTAGGCGTTTCATCTCGTGGTTCAGGTGAAGTTGGTCCAAGTGGTGAAGTGAAAAATTTTGAGATTGTCACAGTAGACATCGTAGCACAACCAAGTGCTCCTGAAGCCTACCCTAAGGCAATCTACGAAGGTTTAATGAACATGCGTGGTGGTTACCAAACTTGGCAACTAGCACAGAATGTACAACAAGACAAGGTCGCTCAAAAGTACTTGTCAGAACAATTAGTTAAGTTCATTAATGAACTTAAACTTTAACAGGAGAAGCAACAATGGCAAACGAAATCCTTGCTAATCTTCTAGAGACAGGTGTATTATCCGAAGAGGCTAGTACACAAATAAAAGAGGCTCTGGACAAAAAACTATCAGAAGCAAGAGAGGAGATTACAGCCGAGTTGCGTGAGGAATTCGCACAAAAATTTGAACATGACAAATCAGTAATTGTCGAGGCTATGGATAACATGCTTAAGAATTCAATTACAAACGAAATGGCAGAGTTCAAATCAGACCGTGAATCTCTAATCGCAGAACGAGTTGCATATAAGAAAGCAATTTCTGAACATGCAAAACTCCTTGAAAAATTCATTACTTCTCGTTTGGCGACCGAAGTTAAGGAACTTAGAAATGATAGAGCAAAAGT